CATCATACCAAGATATGGCCTGTGATGCAGTAACTGAGTATGAAATATATGGAGACAAGGCAGTACCAGTTCCTCCTGATTTAGGCCAGGCATTATCAAAAAATTGGCCAAGTGAACTTGTATAGTAAGAAGAACTCTGGAAGTACATATAATTTTCAAATGGAGTAAGTTCATTTTTAATCTTACGAACATTCATTGCCAAACTTGCTGTTTGTTCATTAGTTAATTTCCCAGAAATACCTGATAAATTGTCACTTTGACTTGTATATAATTCTATCCTCTGTAATTTAGTTTTAAAGTTTTTTAATCTATCTTCAATAGAACTGAAATTAATAAAATTATTCCAATCAGAATATTCAACACTAGTAAGTTCTATGCTTTCCATAAAACTACCACTTATTATTTCATTTTCAATTTGTTCTTTTATACTAGCATTATTTGTAACTAAATCATCATAACTTGTAAATTTTGTATTTCGTTCAATATAATAACTCTCTGCTTGACTTTCCGGATCCCAATTTGGATTTCTTAAAAGTACAGCATCAATATCTTCTTCTACATAATCTACTAATTGAACTGTTTCCGTGTAAGGTGGGGCCATTTCCCTAACAACATAAGTTAGATCACCATTTCCAATCCCCGCAGGTAAAGGTTCATATAATTTATAAACTACTGAATGTGGATATTCTGGGTATGAATCTATATCTCCCTGATAATTTATAATAAGACTTGATTTATCCTCATCAAACTGTAAATAAGTGTATAAATCTTTTGGATTTTCAGTATAAAGAATTTTCCATGAAGTAAACAACGAAGGCATTTCATTTACTACGTTACCAACCACTTCTCCCATCGATGACCAAGATTCATCTGTAACAATATGAGTATCATCTACAACATCAATAATATTACCAAAATAAGATTCATATACTGGAACTTCAATATCTACGCCAGATGAATTATAACGAGGTTCTGTATCTCCAAAATTAATCCAAGCTCCAGGTGGGTCTTTATAAATCCAAAGATTTCCATCTTCATCAATTATTTGTTGTCCTACAAAATCTGGAGGTATTGGTAATCCATCTTCATTATATCCATTTTGTTCCATGGTTGCAGCACGGTTTACTGGTCTTGCTCCCTCTACATCAAGTCCAAGTTTTTCATAATTTTCTGTATCAGGTAAACTATCATCCCAAGAATCGTTAGGATCACCATCTCGATTTTTCTTTAACATAAAAACCACACCTGCAACTGCGGCTAGTACTAAAGCTCCAAGTGCTAATGATGGTAATAATCCTTTAAGTTTATCAAATAAGCCTGGACCATCTGGTGCCGAAGCTGTTGCTGTAGGACCTTGTGCCCCAGTACCACTGCCGGGATCAACTCCAGATTCTACTCCAATACCTTCACCACATGCACTCATTCGTGGTATCATTGTATTTTCATTACCACCCCAATATAATGATTTTTTATTTTTTAATTTAGACACATTGATTTCCTATGAATTACTTAAAAAGTTTGCTGTTATAGTATAATTACCATTCATTGTAATTTCTGTTACGGCCTCACTTCTATTTAATATTTGTCCTGGTCCAGTCCACTCTGTAAAGTGATAACCGTATTCAGGTACAGCAACTATTATTATTTCTTCTCCCGCAGGATAAGGACTGGTTCCGTCTTGATCAACCGTGCCCCCGGGAATCGGGCCAGGATTATTAATTTCTATATTCAGAGTATAAGGTGGATTACCCGAGCCACCCGAATCGGGGCCTGTTGTAGTAACTGCACCATATTCTGTTTTCGTATGGGATCCGTCATCATTAGTCACCGTTAATGAAACAGAATAAATGCCTGTCTGGTAATAAGTGTGTATCGGATTGGTGTCCTCTGAACTACCTTCTCCTGGTCCAAAATTCCACAGCCAGGAAATAGCTCCCGTAGATTGATCGGTGAAATTTACTATTAATGGAGTGGGTCCTGTAACTGAAGTTACTAGAAGGGGGGGCCGGTCAGGGTCTGTTCCACCAGCCGCCATTACGATATCACTACTTACATTTCCAAAAATTTCATCTTCTATTATTGGCATAATTAATTCCTATTTATTGTGTACTAAATATCCTTCGGCAAAATAATTGTGTGTATTTTCAACTTCGATATTATATACTGTTACTGGTTCATTACTTAATTCAATAGTTTCAATTGTATGTTCTATTCCATCTACATGAAGTATTTTATCTCCAATAGATAAACTACCTGCTTCTCTCCATTTACCATCTGTATAAAATGGATGAACAGAAGTAGTTTTAATAGTTCCATTTAAAATCATATAATATCTATCACTATGAACATATGTTTTTGTTACTTTAGAATCAACAATTGAACTTGTTCCTACATCAAATGATTTTACAATATCTCCCACTTTAATGTCCTCAATAGATTTTACTATTTCATTCATTTGAATTTGAGTTCCAGCTATGAAGCATCCTCCAGTTGGTGTAGTAGTAGGGTCTGTCGGGTCTGGATCTTGCCATCCATAAGCGACAGCATTGTCTGGATTACTTCCAGCCGCAACCCAACCGTCATAAGCACCAACTGATGGCCAACCTGGTGGTCCAGTGGCTGTAGGATCATAGGGAGGAGTTGTGCCAGTCCCACCGGCAGTTGTTCCTGTTTCTGATGATTCAATATTCTCTATCTGTTCTACTTCTGCTTCTTCGATAGTCTCTGATATTGAAAGGGAAAAATTAGCTATGGGTAGTTGAAATGGTGCTGTATACTCTACGGTTTTTTCTACCCAATCACCTTCTCTATCAATACTATCAAGTAATCGAACTTTAAGAGTTAACGTACCACTATTTAAACCTTCTATATTTCTAGATACTGATTCTGTATTAGCACGAGCTATAATTGATATAGTTCCAGATAAAGGCGTAGGACCATTATTACTGGTTATTATATATTCAAGAGAAGTTTCTGGTACATCATTAGCCATTGTAAAGGTAACAGTAGTTCCATCAACTGTAAATGTATTTATTGAATATCCTAATGGTCCTAATATACCTTGAGTAATAGAAATTGGAATTTCTACTACAACAGTATCAGTAAAATTAGGACTATTAATTACTACAGAAACGTTCATATTTCCAGTTTTTGTATAACGATGACTAATTTCAGGGCCTCCAAACTCCTTATGACCACATCCAAAATTCCAATAGTAAGAAAGGTTTCCTGGTGCCGAGTTTCCACTTTCTCTGATTGCTGAAAATATTACTGGGGTAGACGTAGTTGCATTTTGATACTCATCATAATTTGTTTCTATAGTGATAGGTGGTATTGGATCTTCCAATGACCAATCTGGATTTTCTACTGTAGCCGGATCTGATTCATAACCTACAACATAGGCGTTTTTAATTTCAAGAGTTCCACCTACATATTTCGTATGAAATCCTGGATCACTAACTTCCTTAACATCAAATTGAAATTTCATGGCATTTGTATTATTAAATTTTCCGCTACCATATAATACTAGATCTTCACCAAAATTAAACTCGTCTGGGGACCCAGCCATAGTTTTAGGTACATAATGTCTTGTAGTACTATACAACCTATTAAACTCATCTTTATAATTGTATAAATTAATTGCTTGAGTGGCGAGTCTTACTTCTTTTCTATCTGCTGATATTTCATCAATAAAAAATTTATATTCTTTTACGTCAAGTTCACTTGGTTCACTTCCATCAACAGGTGATTTTTCTCCTTCAAATACTTTACCATCTTCATCAACATAAAAAGCTCCCATTGGTTCACCAGTAAGTTTTGGATCACCACTATGAACTACCCCTGATTCATCTCCGACACTTTTAGTAAGAACAACTTCATCTGCTCCGGCTAATCGTCTATAAAAGAAATACTTAACTTTATAATTACCACGAACAAAACCTACTTTTCTTAAATCGTTACCTGGTTTTAAATTTATATTATGACCATCATTCTCAAAATCTTCACTGACACCAGATTTAAGATAAGTATCATTCATATCATATACATGAAATTTTATAAAATCATTTAAATTATTACCGAACATAGGAAAAAGGGGGCCAATATTACCCAAAATCGTCATACCCTCTTTTTTTAGAAGTTTAAAATCTTTATCACTTAATCTTGTTCGTTCTCGTGGCATTTTATACAAGTTCCTTTATTTCTCTATCTAAAACTTTATTCCATAAATCACCCATATAATATCTTGGAGATTTTTTATCAACTGTTATAAATTGATCTGGTCTTTCATAATTTAATCCTGTATCTGGATCTTCAAATGCCAAAAATATACCTGCCTCATTTCTTAATGGCCCTATTGGTTCTACAGGAATCGGATTACCATCTTCATTATAAACTACTGTTACATCTTTTAATGCTATAGCATTTGCAAGTTTTTTCAAATAACCAACTCTATCTTGTTCAATAAGTTTTTGCCAAAACTCATTTTTCTTCAATTCTTTTTTAGTATATGGCATTTTTTATCTCACTACTTTAAACGAATGTTTCTCATCGAAATACTGAACAGTTTCATCAGCAGTTCCACTACCACTTACAATCTTATAATTTATTCTATAAAATCTTTCTGACTGTAATCCATTCATCCACAAATTGAAATAGTTTCCTGTAGAATCACAACTTACTACTGAACCACTTCCAAATGGTACAATAACATCTTCTGTATACGCATCTTTTATTTCATAATATGTACTACCACTTGGTAGATATTTTACCGTATTATATCCAGTTTGATATTGATTAGTAGCTGAATATGTTCTTTCAGGAAATCTTTCTCTACCAACAACTCTAAATTTTACTTTTGAATTTTCTTTATATTTTGGTCGGAATCCTCTCATATAAAGATTCATATCTTCTAAATTGGTAGAAGAAAGTGCCGATAAAGAACCAGTTGTCCACTTTGAATCATCCCAAACAACTTCTAACTTAGGTGGATATATCGTATGAGTTTCACGAGAAAAGAAACTAAAATGTCCATACCTTGTAGTATTTCCTTCTTCAACATTTGAATCTGTATTACCAATACTACCACTTCTCTTTAACATAAAACCTTCATTTGGAACTGTACTATGTAACCATTTCCAAATAATATCTGTTACGTCCATTCTTAAATCGGCTGGTTCATGTGTAAAAGATTGTGAGGCCTCATATCCACTTCCACTATACCAAGTTCCACCAGATCCAGAAACAGTATTCCATTGGGTTCTCGTAATTCCATTGTCTTTCCATTTCCATCCCGTACCATCTTCTACTGCTGGAAAATAAAGAAACTTTCCAGAACCATTATCCCAAGATTGACTTACTGGATATCCATATAAAGTTTGTGAAATATTTAATTGAGATGAATTTGCATCATATAAATTTAAATAAAATTTTGTTTGTGAACCAGATGTAATTAATCCAGATGATATTGATTTTGATACATAAGTTAAATCAAATTTAATAAGTGCACGAGAAACATAAATAACATCACCATCGGCATTCATATCTTTTTTAATTTCAAGAATCTCATCGAGTCCAGTATTCATACTCTGACTTATTTCATATAATGTTGTATCTTTAGTTGGAAATTCAAAATAATGCATTTACTTTCTCCCTTTAAAAGGCCTGTCCAATAGAATCACCAATAGCTCTTCCTACTATATCTGTATTAGGATATTTCAATTCAAACATAGATGGATCCAAGGATGGATATACAATTCCATTTTTTGTTGCGTAATTTATGTCATATATATTTCCAGAATAACCATCTACGCTTTGCCACTTATTAGTAATCAAAACAGTTTGGTTTTGTGGATTATTTTCTGTTGGTGGAACAATGGCTCCCACTCCTTCTACCAATGATATTTGAGATGCTAGTTCCGCAATAACAATTGGTTGATTAATTTGCCATCTATCAATATTAAAAAATTCTTTAATTTTTTGTATACATCTCAATGTTATTTCAGATTTATTAAATCCCCTACGGGCTATATAACCAAATGTTACTCCTATATTAATAATCCATGCATTTTTAATATTAATTGCATCAGTTACTAATCTATATTGACTAAGATATGTTTTAAGATTTTCTTTAACTGCCACATTAAGTTGGGTAAGTTGTTTATTATCATTATATCCAAGTGTATATAAATTTAATGCCAATGGATTTGGAAGTCTTTTAATGCTAGATACAACATCTTTAGCCCTAAGCTGTTCCAAATTTCTTTCATCAATAAAAATTCCCGATCCTTCAGTAGTTTCTAACTGCATACTTGGAATATTTAATTGTTCATCTTGAACAATATATGCCTTTGCTATTGCTCCATATTTAGTATGCATTGCATATGTTCTTGTAATATAATCTTCCTTTGTTACTACTCTACCTTGTGCTTGAAAAAATGCCAAAGCATTATTTTTAATTTCAACTGTTGATTCTGCTGATTTTCCACCTGTGGCTGGAAATGGATTAGTTACTGCTATTGAAGCCAGTGACGTAGCAGCTAAATCAGGATCCAATCCTATAGTTTCTTGTGTAGTAGAAACACCACTTAAAGCTGTAATTGTATTTGCGGCCACATTATCACCTATACCACCACCATATGTATATGTAACAGTAAGAGTTGTATTTGCCGGTGCCTGACCATAAGCTTTTGTTTTTAAAAAATTTGCTGGATCAAAATATGTATCAAGAAAATTTACACTTCCTGGTAATGAAGAACCAACCGTTGTTGGATTTGGTATTATTTCTTCATCTGGATTATCTGATATACCTGCTCCAAATCGTAATTCTATTTTTTTATCTTGAGTAATAAAAGTAACAAATCGTCTTGGAGTCTTTTTTAATTTTAAAATATAAGGAACTTGATCGTTATATTGAACTAAATCTGGATCATTGGCGGCTATATTCTCTACATCTATATATGTAGTATCTTGTGCTAAATATGGAACTTCATACCATGTATTATTATCACTATCTGTTACAGATATTATTTCTATAACATTTGATGATACCAATTTTATTCGTGGATATGATTCTGCTGTACCAAAGGTAAAAGTTTCTGATTTAACAGTCCCACTTATTGCTCTTACACTTTTCTTTAATAAATATGATGTTGCTTCCCCGGTTGCTTGGTTTGTATCAAATGGAGTAATAGTTAAGGGATCAAACGAACTTGAAAATTTAAAATTACAATCTTCTCGTGTTCTAAATATTATACCATTGTCTGAAGTAATTTGTGTTCCTTCTTTGATAATTAAAGTATATCTCATATCTGCTGTATTTGATTCACCTGTTCCTGTTGCAGGAACTGTTTGGAAAGCGTCAAGAGTAGTGAATGATGGTTGAGTTATCTTTGGTTTATATCCATATACTTGGGCCATTTCATAAATTGTTTTTTTATCTTCTGCATAAGCTAATAACATTTCTTTAAATTGAGTATCTACATAATAAGAAAGAACATCACCAACATATGCTGCCATTTCAATAAACATCATACCAGGTGACGCTTCATTAAAATCGTTATAAGTATTTGGATAGTAAGTTTTTGTAAACTCTATTAGACCTTCTCTGAAGGCACCAAAATCTTTATTTAAATATCTAACATCTTTTTGGACTCTTGCCATTTTATTTCTCCACTAAATTATGTATCCGTAAAGTTATAGTTTCATGAACTTCTGGATTCATTGCGAGATAAAATTCAATTTCAATATTAAGCTGATGAATTTCAGACTCGTCTGGTTCAACATTTAATTTACTTATCGTTACATGAGGTAGCCATTCTGCCATTGCCTCAGATATATTTGATTCAACTTGATTAATGAGTTCATCATCCATCTGTTCAAATATAATTCCCATTATGTTTGCACCAAACGTAGGTTGTCCTATCCTTTCACCTTTATTTGTTAAAAGCAAATTTCTGATATTACTCCTTGTCTGCATAATGGTAGTTGATGTAGCAGGAAAAAATCCCTTAATATCATCATGTTTCATAGGTAAACTTAAACCAATTGTCACATCTGGATCTAAATCTAATTCTAATGCACTTCGCGTTTGGGCCATTTGTTTACTCCATTATGGACGATAATTCGTCCCACCTTTTTTCTGGTCTAATGCTTTCATAACTGCTGAATAATCTTTTGTTAATGCGTTGGTTACATGGTCTGGAACATCATCAACATTTACTCTTGCATTTTTAATAGTTTGAACTGCTCCTATATCTCGTTTTCGTTGTTTTACAGTTTCAGTAGTCGCTACTCCAGGAGGTGAACCTACCAAAACATCATTTATCTTACTCGAATCAAATACCTCACCACTCAGAGTAGGATAATCTTCATATCCCGTTATTGGTAATCCACCTTCACCTTGTGGAACTCCACCGGCGGTTTCATTTAACACTTTATTAAGAGCCTTATTTGATGTATAGTGAACCTCTTTTTTAGGTTTAGTTTTATACTGTTTTCTAATGGGCTCTTTAAACTTTTTCTCAGTTAATGGTTTTGAAACTAATTCGGAAAGTAAAGATGAATTTTCTTCTTTAATAAATATCTCATTCATTTGTTTTTTAACTTCCTTACGAACTACTGTTTCAATTATTTTTATTAACTCTTGTTTCTTCATTGTAAACTCCTATTCATTATTTAATAAATATTTTGATTTTTATTTTTCTTTATGGTACTGTATATCCTGCCCATAGCGATGAACCAAGACTTCCACCAACTGTTTTTAAGTGTGTTGAAAATGCTGTAGTTAATCTATCTAAAAATTCATCAACACTACTTGGTACAGGTAGTGGAAGATATGCACTTGGGCCACCTGGAGTTACTACAGTTGAAGTGTTTGTCAATGGGCCAACTAAAGTCCAATATGCAATTAATCCCAAATCTAATTGAGTTAAGAATACTGCCATTTTTCCACTTTGAAATGCAGTTTTCAATCCATTCTCTAATCCACTTTTATTACCGTTCCTTAAAATTCCACCAGCTAGAGAAGAACCAACCTTGATATCTGCATCATATAATGATGCAATTAATTCAGCACTTTCATCTACTGTTTCAAAATATACTCCACTATCAAGTTTTTCTTTATATAGTTTTTTAAATTTTGTAAATGACATTATTCTGGTTTCATCAATAAATCACAAAGTTTCGCACGAATACTTTCAAAATCTGCAACTGATGGTGTTGCACTTACAGGACCACTCGGTCCAGTGGGTGTTGGAATTGCTTTTATACTTAAAATAGCTGTAATAAGTTCATCTAATATATCAGTTAATGCTTCTCCATAAACGAGATGTTGTTGTCCCATATCATCTCTATCTTTTACATATCCACTTATACCTAAAGCCTTTCCACCTATCCTCAGAAATGAACCTTGATTATCCTTCATTCCTGCACAATCATCAAGGTGTACTATAGCACCTTCACAAGATTGTAAATGTACTTTATCATCAAGTTTCAAAAACGATGGGCAGTTACTCGATAAATAAACTTTGTCTCCAATATTAAATCCAGAAACTCCTGGATTTTGCATAATATCTTCAATAGATGGAAATGGTGCGGGATCTCCACTTTCTGGACTACCACCTCCTACAGCCTGATTTATAGCATCCGGGCCAATTAATATATTAAATTCTTCAGTATAAAATCTAATTCTGGGTGTGGCTACACAAAATTGTTTATCTGCATCAATTGTAAATGACCAAGGTGTTGACCAACCAATTCCACCAGCAGAATATCCAAATATTTCTCTCCTCTTAGTATTAAATGTAAGTCTATCCGTATTAATAATAATTTGTGGTCCACCATCTATTGGACTTGTATCACTATAAACTTTAGACATAAGTTTATGTTGTCGTGAATTAGATGGATGACCATATTCTGGAGAATCTTTATTCAACTTTACTGATTGATCAGTAGTCAGCCAAATAGAAGAACCATCAGCGTTTATATCTTCTTTAACGGGTTTCTTTGGAGAATTTTTTAAACTTTGTACAACCCCACTTTTATTAAACTTATCAGCATGTATTAATTGTCCTGCTCTAATAAGTATATTTGGTGAATCTGGTTTATCATCTTCATCTTCATGTGAACCTGGTATAATATTACTACCAAATCTTATAGAATTTCCCCATCTACCTTGATAAATATTATCACCTTGATATGGATACATTTTTCTAATTTCTTTATCTGGTTCGAAGTATTCGAATACACCATCTTCTTCCGCCAAGTCAACAGTTCTAGCCCCACTCAATCCAGGCTGAAGATTATTATTTGGAGAATTAAAAAAATTTACTAACGTAGTATAAAATCTTTTATCCATATAATCCACTATAACAACATTTTCTCCTCGTAATGGATAATTATTCTCATTCGGATTTAATGGAAATGCAAAACTAATACTATCAATAGTCTTATGTTTCTCACTATAAATTCCCCTAGCCAAAACAGCACCAAATGCTTCCCAATCTTTACCACTACCATCTTTTAATTCAGGAAGTTCATCTTCATCTAAAAGAACATCTATTACTTCTGCCAATTCTAATTCATAAAACTCTTCTGTAGTCTGTTGAGCTCGTGATTCCTGTATAAGTCCTCTAGCAGTCTGTAAAGATACTATTCCTCCTGAAGCCTTTTCTTGAGATACTACATTTCTCCAATTTGTTCCTCCGGCAGAACCTCCCCGACTATTATTAGAATCACCAGATGATTTAGATTTCTGATAGGCCATTAATTTTCCTTAACTGTTTGTATATCTTCTGTTATTTCGTCTGATTTCTTTTGAATATCTACAACTACATCATCTATACTTTTGAGTAATTGTTCTTTTTCTTTGTCTGATAAACCAAATTCTGATTCACTACCACCTTTCTGTTCGGCGGCAATTAATCGTTGAACAACGGTTGCCAGTTTGACAAGTTGTTCATCATTCTTCACATTTATTTCCAAGTACTCTTTTATCATGGGAATTAACTGAATAGCCATATCCCCATCTTTGATAAATCCAGCAACTTCTTTTACTAATACTTCAAGTTGTTCTTTATTATGTACGGAATTATCGTAAATGTCTTTGAATAATGATGATAGCGATTTACCCTCAAATAATTCATAATCCTGGCTCATTTTAATTTCCTCGTATTGTATTTAAAAATAGATATTATAACTCATATATAAATATGAAATAACCTAAAAATAGACTTTCTTTGATCTATATATATGCAAATAAAAAATATAGTATATATTATATTTATTTATGTTGGAATGATTGTTCCAACAACAAAAAACGGAAGTTAAAAATCCCTTTTTTGTTAAATGATAAGAATAACAAACGGGAGATAAACAATGAAGGAAGTCATCACATTAGTCAAAGGCTGGGTGGACGATATAGCTCACCTGTTAATGTCCTTTGTGGCCATAGGAGCTATTTCTGAAGTAATTTTTGGAACTGGAGTCTTTGGTGTAAATGTAATAGGTAACCTGACAGCTATCATAGATAAATTCGGCGAATCCGGTTTCGCTGGCTTAGTCGCTTTATTGGTGTTGGTAGGTTTATTCCGTAAATAGTACTATTATCGGATAATGAAAAAGGGGAACTATTAATTTATTTCCCCTTTTTTTTGCTTATATAGGCAATAAAAAACTACTCACGTGAGTAGTATTTTATTTTTTAGAAATTTTTTAATATGTTACAAAAATGACCCCGTATCAGCAGTGTTTAATTGTCCCGTATTTTGAAACTCCCTCATTAAACCAAAATTATATTTCTTCATAACATTTACAATACGAGTAATATGTTGAGTTTTAGAACCAGTCATTTCACGAATGAGAATATACAAAGCTTTCTTATTGAAATTTTCTATGTTCGCTCTACGTCTAAACATTTCTAAAACTGCATCAGCAACAAGAATATCTTTTTGTCGTCTGAAAATATTAGTGAGATTGTTATCCCAATAATTTAACATTTGTTCCACATATTCTTGATTAAATTCTGCAGTTTCGAGTCTATCCCGCGATTCATTAATATTATCCCTATAATCAAGAACTTCCATTTTATCATGAATCTTATAATTTTTATAATTCTTATTATTATGAAGAATCAAATAATTCTTTGCAACAATACTAAAGTATGAAAACGCTTTTCCTTTACCTTCCTTGAATTTATGTATATTCATAACAAGAAAAGAAACTACTTCATGTTTTACTTGTTCTGATGGTACATCAAAATAATAAAATTTAAAAGTATGAATTATATTTTCTGACAATTTATCAAATGCATATGCTATATGTTCATTATAAATTTTATTTTTTAATACAGAATCATCTGTATTATTATATCTAATAATAGCATTTTCAGTTATTTGACTAAAATAATAATTTTTAGGTGTCTTCTTTTTCTTTACTGGTGTTGTGGTCTTACTCACTTATTTCCTCACTTTCTACAAAGTTATTTAAATCATTAATTATTTCTTTAATTCCATCAAATATAGAACCTATTTCATCATCTGCTTCGAAATGACCAGTTGAATCTATATCATTTAAATCACTCTGAACTTGACTAACTCTATCACCGAAATTTTCTATCCAAGTTTCAAGTAGTTCTGTTTTTCTTGTTAAGTTCCATATTACATATCCTTCTGCAAGAACAAGTAATCCTAATAATGTTATTTCTACTATCATGATTTATCTCCAAACAACTCTTCAAATAAGTCTTTATGTTTATTTTCTAAAACTGGATCTTCGTGTTTTTGTTCTTGTTTTTCTACAGTAACACTCTTAATATTTTCTATCCTGCTTTCCATTTCTTCTTTCTCATCTTCATCACCACGTTTCCATTCATCATATTCTACCGTTGTTGCCATGTGATCTGCCCAATGGATGATATATGGTAAATGATTTTTGAGAGAACGTTTTGAATCAAATACTTTCATGTAGTATGTATTTGCTTCATCATATAACCCATCAGCAAGTTTGATTGCAAGAGTTTCATTTACATTACACTTAACACCAAAATGTTGTAAGAGAAAAAGTGCCCTATCTGGTACTCTCATATTTGGTATATTTGTATTGGATGTATAGACTTCACCAAGAGTTTTACGCCTCCAATCGTTATCTTGTGGAACGTAATATTCATCATTCAAATCACCGACTTTACCTAAGTCGTGATGTAGGGCAGAAAAGATAAGTTCTTCGTCTGTCCAATTCTTATGACCACCTGCGGCTTCATAAGTATCTGACATTTTTAATGCTGTATCTACAACATGAAGAACGTGTTCTACATAACCACCCACGTGACAATAATGATATTCTTCTTTTCCTGAAGCTGGTGCCATTATCATTCTGTCCTCAAGATCATGATACATTCTAAGCAGATTTTCACGGCGTTCGCTTCCATCTTTAAATGTATCCTTTATAACCTGTATTAATTTATTCCAGTTATCCTGTAACTGGACTTCTGTAAGTTGTTTCATTTATAACCTCTTATTTATAATTTCCTTAATTTTCCTTTTTTAACTGTTACTCTATGTTCGTAAGAACCTTCTTTCTGAACTGCAGTATAATCATCTCCGTCAATACTTTCTATTTGATACGCTGATTCATTTTCTCTTGCATCATTGAATCCAACTATTAAAACATGAACCCAATCTCCAACTTTCAATTCAGATTTGTCTGGCATCTAAACTCCTTTTGTTATTATTTATTAATTGAATATTATCAGTCCAATTCATTCTATACATATGAACATTTTCATATTTATATGGTTTTACATTTGTAGATTCCAAAATATCAACATAGTTAACATACTTTGGATTCATAGTATCTCTAACATTATACACACCATCTTTATGTCTATTTGGTGTTCCTTTGATAAGAATAAAATCTCCATAATCAAATGGACCACCCCATCTCTTTAAAAGATTACGAGATAATGCTACATATTTGTAATCACTTGCTTTACTGATACGAATCCGTGTTCCATCTGCTGTAATATTTGGACTCGAATCCGTCTGTGGATAGACTGGCTGATACATCGTTACGTCAACCTCTATACCATATTTGTAAAACTCACTTAAATCATCGTGTAAGTTAACATTTTCTACCAATAGTTTATCAACCTCGTTTGAGTAAAACTTACTCTGGTTGGTAAACATATTAACAGAAACAAAACCATTCATCAATGTTATAAATACTAATCCCGCTATTGCCTTGTTAGTAGATATCATTTTAATTCTCCTTTCGAATTACTCTTGATCTTACGAAATAAATTCATAAAAGTCAAGTCTTTTCTGGCTTAAAAAATACAAAGATGGGCTCATATTTAAGATATGTTCCACCAACTTTAACCACTGCTTTTGAGTATTTAAAATCAAACAGATATTTATTATGGAACATATCCGATATCAAATAGAAAGTATTGACGGAGATGATTAT